CCTGGCCGCTCGAACCGATTTCTCTGTCGGTGAGTCCATTCTCGATCCTGAAAAGCTGGTGAAGTTCGCTAAAGAGCTCGGCGCCACAGCTGTTGCAATCACCGATACCATGTCGGTCACCGGCATGATCGACTTCACCACACGGGCCAAGAAAGCCGACATCAAGCCGATCATCGGCACCCGGCTGCGGATCTCGGCGAACGTCTCCTGGCGTCCCGGTCCGGGCGAGAAGAAGCGTGGCCTGCCGCCCGAATACTTCGTGACGGTCTATGCGCTGACCGAGGCCGGTCTCAAGGCGATCTATCGGCTCTTGACGCTGGGCAATTCCGAAACGCCGATCGATCCGAACAACCCGGATGGCCCCGGCCGCTTCTACTACACAGCCAAGCTGGGGATTACCGATCTCTATCGGGAGCTCGATGCGCTTGGTCCTGGCCAGCTTGCGCTGCACCTAGGCGACACCTTCTCGCTGCTCACTCACCCCGATGCCAAGGCGATCGTGGCGCGCATCGTCCAGGCGATCGGCAACGAGCACACCTACACACCGCTGATCCCGATCGACACGCCCTATTTCACCACGATGAACGCGCTGGCGCTCGATGCCATGCACACCAGCGGGCTCAAGCCACTGGTGATCCGACCCGCCTTCTACGAGAAGGACAATGCCGACGCGGCCGAGCTCATGGCCGCGATCGTCAACGGCAACACCGTCGCCCAGGGCTGGCACAAGTCGACCTATAATCGTGACTTCCACCTGCTCGACGTGCGTGACCTGGTCGAACAGGTGAAGGTGGCCATCGGCCGACTCACGGCGCGCGGTATTCAGTCCAGCGCCTACTTCCAGGACGGCCTGCGCAATACCCAGGCGCTGGTCGATGCCGTCAGCTACGTCTGGGACAAGCAGCCGGTTTCCCTGCCCCAGATGGCCCCTGACGAGTTCGAGGCGGTCAAGCAGGCTTGCAAGGATGGTTGGAAGCGCCGCTTTACCGATCCGACCTTCGGTCACCTCCCCAAGCCACAGGAGCTCAAGGATGTTTATGGACCACGCCTTGCCTACGAGCTGGGCGTTCTCAAGAAGCTCAATTTCAGCGGATACTTCCTGCTCGTTGAGGACGTGGTCCAATTTGCTAAAAGCAACGGCATCCTGGTGGGTCCAGGCCGCGGCTCTGTCGGCGGCTCCTTGGTCGCATATCTCATGGGCATCACGGATTGCGACCCCATTCGGTTCGGGCTTCTATTTGAGCGCTTTATCAATCCCGATCGTATCGATCTTCCCGACGCCGATCTCGATTTCATGTCCGAGCGCCGGCACGAGGTGGTGGAATATCTTGTCGGTAAATACGGCGAGGCACGGGTGGCAGGCGTTTCTAACTTCGGAACCCTGGCCGCCGCATCAACTATAGGCAGTGTCGGCAAGGCCTTCGTCATTCCCGAGAAAGACACCCGGATCTCCAAGCTGGTGCCCAAGCTGCATGGCGCCAATGTGCCGCTATCCAAATGCGCCGAGCAGGTTGCCGAGATCCATCAGTTCGCCGAGAGCTACCCGGATGTTTGGCCGATCATGCTTCGCCTCGAGGGCACGCTGCGCAATTTCAGCCAGCATGCCGCCGGTATCGTCGTTGGCGGGGTCGACCTGGTCGAGCGCGCCGTCGTCGAGCGGCGCAAGGACGCTTCGGTCGTCTGCTGGGACAAGCGCATCGTCGAGGATCAGGGCCTGGTTAAAATGGATATTCTGGGTCTGTCGACCCTCGACCTGATCGCCCTTACGCTGCAATACATCAAGGAGCGTCACACCGGCCGGCGTGTGGATCTGATGAAGATCCCGCTCGATGACCCCAAGGTGCTCACCAACTTCGCGCAGGGCCTGACGGTCGGTGTGTTCCAGTTCGAGTCGGGCGGCATGCGTCGCCTGCTCAAGGAACTCGGCGCCGATGGCACCATCACCTTCGATGACATCACGGCCGCGACCGCGCTCTACCGCCCTGGCCCGATGGAGTCGGGCATGATGGACAGCTACTACAAGCGAAAGCAGGGCCTTGAAACGGTCGAATACGACCACCCGCTGATGGAGCCCATCCTCAAGCCCACCTTCGGCGTGATGGTCTATCAGGAACAGGTCATGCAGGTGGCGCGCACCATCGCCGGCTATTCAGCGCCAGGCGCTGACAAGCTGCGCAAGATCATGGGCAAGAAGCTGCCCGAGGAGATGGCCAAGGAGCGCGGCAAGTTCGTTGAGGGCTGCGTGGCGACGATCGGTTGCACCGAGCAGTGGGCCGGCCAGCTGTTCGACAAGATCGAAGGCTTCGCCGGCTACGGCTTCAACAAGTCGCACTCGGTCGAATATACGCTGATCTCCTACCAGAGCATGTGGCTCAAGACCTACTACCCGGTCGAGTTCTATGCCGCAGCCCTGTCGCTGCAGGATGAGGACAAGTTGCCTGGCCTGATCCGCGATGCAAGCCGGTTCGGCGTCGAGCTGCGCATGCCCGACATCAACATCTCCACCGGCCGCTTCGAGATTGCGACCGACACGGCGCTGGTCATCCCGTTCCAGCGCATCAAGGGGCTCTCGACCAACACTGTCGACGCCATTCTCACGGCTCGCCAGGCCGGCCCCTTCAAAGATAAGGCAGACTTCATCGCGCGCGTCGAGCGGCGCAAGTGCAATGTTGGACATCAGACTAAGCTCGATCAGGTTGGTGCTTTTGTGCGCATCGAGCCTGGGCAACCTCCGGCGGACGATCCCAGCCGCATTCGTGATCAGATCGAACTGCTGCCTGGCCTGGTCGCGGCCAATGTGCCGATCAACCGCGACATGAACACCGACGACGTTTCAAAGCGGGCCATTATCGATGTGGTGCGCGCCTATCGTGACCTGCACGGTCCTGATGGCGAGGAAATGGATGGCCTGCCGGTCAAGCCGAACTTTGGCAAGAATGCCCGTTTCATGATCATCCAGGACGCTCCCGGCGCCCAGGATGAGGAGACCGGCACGATGGGCTGGTCGCAGTCGATCAGCTGCATCACCGACGCCATGAGCGATGTGGACCTGTCTCGTAACGACGCCTATTGGACCGCGCTGATCAAGCGCCCCAAGGCCGGCAAGCAGGTATCGCCCGAGGAGATCGCAACCTATGCCGACTACCTGGCCAAGGAGATCGAGATCCTCAAGCCACCGGTCATCGCCCTGGTTGGGAGCCAGGTCGTGCGGCACTTCTTCCCCGATTTCAAGGGTAAGGCGTCCGACATGGCCGGCAAGGTGATCTTCTCCAAGGAGCTCGACGCCAATTTCGTCATCGGCTTCAACCCTGGCGAGATTTACTTCAACCCCGAGCGGCAGAATAACATGGTCGACGTCTTCCGCTCCGTTGCGGAGCTGCTGTCGTGAAGCCGACTGACGTCGAAATCGAGGATCTAGACATCGAGGGTGTCGTTGATCGGTGCGACGGGTATGAACTGTGGCGTCGACCGAACGGCTTCTATGTCTCCGGGCCGAAGCACAAGAACGTGCCCCTCAAGGGAGCGTGGCGAACGGCCGAGGCGATAAAGCTCTTTCGCGCCTCCCTGCCGAAGCTGATCGACAAGTTTCTGGGTCACGAGCTCTGGCGCGTGGGTTCGGATTTTCACATCAATGGCCCCACTGAGCTCCAGATTCAGGCGAATACCGCGGAAGAGGCTATCGCCCGGTTTCACGAAGCGTTGGATCCCGCGACCAAGACCAAGCAGTTGCCGACCTTCGGACGCTTCTAAACCAATCGAACCCCTCGACGCGTCTGCTATAAAGTAAGTAAGCACTTATCACAGGAGAGCTCGGTGAGCGAAACCGAATCCAAGAGCCTGCCGCCAATTCAGGTGAAGCAGTTCGTCGATCCCGTGCAGCTGCGGATCGATCTTGCCTATTCTCCCAATGATCTGACCGGCGCCATGATGAATCAGGCGTCCATGTTCGCTTATTACGGCGTCCTCGCGGCCGATTCCGCGCGCCAGGTCGACAAGCTCAAGATGCTCCTCGAGCAGGCCGAGGCGGCCGTCAGCCGCAAGATCCGCGACGAGCATGCTCTTGCCGGCGCCAAGACCACCGAGGGTCAGATCAACGCACTGATCGCGCGCCATCCGCGCGTCGTTCAGATCAAGAAGGCGCTCAACGAAGCCAAGCAGTGCGAATCCGTCGCCAAGACCGCGACCGAAGCCTTCC